AGATATTGTGAAGAATGTAAAATATGAAATTTATATTAAGTTCATGTATATTGCATTGTTATTTATAGTTCTGATAATAAGTACATTTTTCCGACGTTATTTTATCCCTTTGTTTAGTGCTTTTTCTTGTATTGAATATGGCAATAAAAACATAGTAAATGATTATGTTTTAGATTTTGCTATTTATATAAAGAGAAAATTTGAATGGGAATTTGACATTAAGAAGAATGATTTATTTTGGAGATACATATTTAGGTATATTTTTATATTCTTCGCTTTAAATATTCGTAGTTCAAATGAATGGTGGATAATTGTTACTTTTTGTGTTGTTGGAGCATATTTGCTCAATTTACTCCTAACTTATGCCCGTATAGTAGAAAAAGAGAAACAGAAATGTATTAAGAAAATTCTAGAATCTCGTACAATAAATACTCAAAGTATGTTCTCAGAAATTAGAGAGAAATACTTTGCATACGGCATAGCTACGTTTACCTCAGCAGCAATTTTATATTCAGCATATAAATTATATCAGATTTCTAAATTTGATATAACGAGTCAAGCGAATTTAGACGCAGTTGAGATTAGCGATATATTAATCCGCGACCATGAAGAAAAGGATGAGAATTATTTGCGAGATTGGGAAAAAATACATATTGAGTCTCTACCTGAAGTACGTCAAAGTAAACCAGAAGAATTAAAGAATATTGTCAAAAAGAATTTAGTTTTTGTTATATTTTCAGATTCGAGGTTTAGTGATGGACTTTTTGTTAAGACGAATTTTCTATTAGTTCCTGCTCATGCACTTAAAGATACTGATCGTTCTATAAAAGTAGTGAGAAAACCAAATTTTGACGGTAAATGTATGAATAGCTCTTTTACTACTACATTTAACCCGAAAAATGTTATTATTCTGCCTAAACATGATTTAGCTTTAATATTTGTTCCAAATTCTGGAGATTTTTCTAATATTTTAGATTGTTTTCCGCGCAAGTCCATAGATTACCCTTATGTACATATGTTATATAGACATAAAGATGGTAAAGTGATTGGTGGTGCAATAAACGATTTTAAAGTTCGTGAAAATATTTCTAACGGAACAAGTAAAAAATTTTTAGGTGCAGAATATACAACGCCATTTCCTACTTTTAATGGTTTGTGCTGTGCAGTATTATATAGCGAGATGAAAGTTAGTTGTATAGTAGGTTTGCATTTGGGAGGAGTGATTGGAAAGAGGACAGGTGTTTGTGCGCAAGTTCTCCGCCAAGAACTTGAAGCTGGTATTGAGAAATATTCCCTTAGGCCAGGTGTTGTGGTTTCAGCTGACCCTGGAGAGTTACCGGAGAAGCAATATGGAGTACTTATTACAGTACCTAAACCCTTAGATAAACATGATCCTATTACACATATTAAAGATGATAATTTACATTGTGAAATTTATGGAAAATGTATAGGGAAGGCAACTGCGAAAACTAGTGTTGTTGATACGGTAATTTCGAAGAGTGTGGAAGAACACATGGGTGTTCCTCAATTATGGGGTCCTCCAAAACTTAAAGGAGTTGATGGTAAGAGTGGACATGTTCCATGGCGTGCTCATTTAGACGCCATCCTTAAATCATCTCCTGGTATAGATCCTGCCCATTTGGAGTGGGCTGTTGAGGATTATACCAATACACTGATATCCATATATGATCGACAGAAAGAGGTTTGGAAAGACAGATTTAAACCATTGACTCGTAAGGAAATTATGGATGGACGTGTAGGGCAAAGATTTATTGAGCCCATTGTCACTAAAACTTCAGCTGGTGCTCCGTTAGCTGGACCAAAATCCAAATACATCACAATAATTGAGGAAGATAATCAAATTTCCCGTGTACTAGATGAACAATTTTGGAAGGTCTATGAAGAGTACAAGCAAAAGTATTTGCGTGACGAGAGAGTGTATCCTTTGTTTAAGGCATCATTAAAAGATGAACCTACAAAACAAACTAAAGATAAAGTGCGTGTATTTACAGCAGCGCCTTTAGCTTATCAGTTGTTAGTTCGTGAATATTTTTTGCCAGTACTACAATTTTTAGGATATAACCCTCTAGAGACCAGTGTTGCGGTTGGAGTTAATCCAATTGGTCCTGATTGGGAGAGCATTGCTAAACATTTATCTAAGTTTAATAAAACTAATATGATATTTTTAGATTATAAACTATATGATACAGCGATGCCTAGCCAGATGACTATGGCTGCCCTTTCTATTTGTGTGAAGTTAGCAGAATACACAAAAAATTATACACAAGATGACATAAAGATCATGCGCAACATGATAGTGGATGTGGTAAATCCTACTATATGTCATAATGGCACCTTAATCCAAGTGCATGGATTTTGGTGTTCAGGTATTAATTTTACTGCAAATGTAGGTAGTATGATTAATACACTATATGGACGATCAGTTTT